GTGACTTTGTCAAAAGCCACTGCTCATGCTCAGATCATGCTCGAAAATTGGGCACGCGCCTTCATTGACCCAAAACGGAATGTCGTCGTCCCCGATATTTCCGAATTGCGAGTCTCCTGGTTTTCAAATCGCACTGCAAATGCGATTCTTGAGATCACTGCCTCTATCCCTAAGGCAGACTCATCTGCTCTCACCACCGCACTGTACTTCCTCAAGTCACAAGGCAAGCCCAAGTTTGGTGCCTATGCCCACATACTTGAATGCGGTCAAGGAATTTTGGCTTCCGACAAAGCATTGAATGCTGATGCTTGTCCCATCATCACTGCTGCCACTAAAATTATGCAGGGTATGTTCAAATCCAATGTCATCTATGACAGCGGATATACCCCTGCTGAATTAGATGCTGCAGTTTACGCCACCGGTGTTGCCGGCACCACATCCTGCCTGAGCATTGATTTATCCCAGCAAGATTCGTCCCACATCATCACACATAGGCTGTTCATCGCCGGTGTTTTGACCATGCTTGGCATTAACCAGAACATTGTGTCTGTTTACCTCGCTTGGCGCGAGCGTCGTGTCGTCAAAGGACAAAGCATGAACGTGATGTTTGACGTCATTGAGAGATTATTCAGTGGTGAGCCCGGTACTGCATTCTTTAACTTCTTGCATAGTACCGGCACCACTGCCTCCACGCATGATCTATCCGGCATTTCCCTTTTCCTTGGTAAGGGTGACGACAATACAGTCGTTCCCATCCCAAAGAAAATGGTATCAGCCTTTAATGTCATCCGTGAAACTGGCGTCACCCAAAAGATATCGAAAGTCAGTTATCTCGACTTTGCCAATCGTATCTTTTCTCGTAGCGGGCGTTCCTTCCCGGATCCTTGTCGGCTCATTGCCAAATACACCATGCGATTAACCAATCGCGACAACACTGAGGAGGAAATCCGAGCCTATCAAGAACAGGCCTTTACTCCGGACTACTTTCAGTTGGATGATATATGTCTTGCCATCCAAGAAAAGCATGACATTGATCATCTCACCGCCTGGCGGTTCTGTCAAGCTGCCATAGCCATCAATACTCCATCAGAGTATTGCAAATACCTGAGACCGTCCAAAGTACCTTCTCAGTACCTCCCGACCACGCGCCATTGCTGTGGTCTCCCTGTTGTCTTCGAGGACAAGAAAGACAACTGTGCCATAGAAGCCATCGCTTTCATGTCTGACAAACCCGCTCAGGACGTAATCGCAGCGCTCTCGGACTACCGACGTGTTCATGGGCATTGCCCAATCACCCTTGAGGCTCAACGCAAATCCCCACACACCTATGCTCGTTTCGCCAATTACGACGAAATACGCTTCCTTTGTGAGAGATTTTCCGTGCCTCTCAATCGTAGTGTTCATGGTCTCAGTTTGCACCTCTGTCGCGGTCATGTATCTGTTGTCAAACATTCAGGACGTGCACGCCATCAACTCTCCGAGGTCTTTGGGATGTATCGTTTAACAGACACCAAACTTGTTTGGATGCCTTCCACACCCTTGGCCACCGAGTACACTGTCATTCCCATCTTCGCCATCTTTATTGCTGTGTTGTTTACTTACCTTCAACCCATCATGGCATTCTACATTCTTTTTCACGTCATATCTGGGATGTTGATCATCCTTTTCCTTTACTCTGCACCAAGGTTCAAGCGTTCATCTGAGCCTGCTGCCCGCATTGTCAAACATTATGGATCATCTTCGTTTGACCTGGTGTATACCAATCGCAATGTCATCACAGACTGGATTACTCCCCGCCTTCTCGTGTCTTCCATCATGTTGTACTATTGCTTCATGCAATTTAAATACAATGGTAGATGGTTGTATGATCATTGGGACATGGTGTGTGACTTGATGACCTTCGCTCCAGTATACTGGATTTACATCGTCATCTACCTCTTTGTTCAATATCTACTCTTGTCTTGGCAGACTTATTTCATTGTATGTCTTGCTCTACTCCCTCTGCGATTTTATGACCGCACCAAGTACAAGAAAGTTGTTGGAGAATTGGCCTCATCAGCCGTTGCACATATTTTTACGATGGCTCTACTCATGAACACTGTTGTCTTCTACATACAAGTGTTTTTGAAAATTGAAGATGCCGAGTTACGTGCTAAGTCCAGGGCCAAGTCATTTGCCGACCATGTTCAAGCTTTGTCTTTCATACGTGACAACGCTTGGCTTGTTAGGTGCTCCAAAATGACTAAGAGAGCTTTTCGTTCAACCCCAAAGGCCAGGATACGCTGTCATCCAGATCATCTCTGTCGTGGTCTTTCCTCTGAATGTTGCTCCGACTTGTCACCTCACTTCTTTTCAATAAGTGCAGACACACGTCCGGTCCCATTGAACATCGATAATGTTCCGGCTTCTTGTACTGTCGAGAAACTGTCCAACGTTCTTCCTATTGATGCACCAGTCTTGCTCCAATCGGAAATTGCTGAAGTTCCCGCTGTTTCTCTTATAGCCGCTACTTCTTCTACCACTAGTGCTCAAATCTTCACCACCACTAGTGTCACCGCTCCGTTATTGGAACGCGTTGTTGATCCAGTTGTCCTACCACCTTCTTCCGCCATCACGCCCATCGTGATCGCTACCACCTCACATTCTTTCGCTCTTCGTTTACCCGATTGGCTCACCGTCGGTGTACCTTTATTCATCTTCACACTCTTTTGTATTTATCTCTTTGTCCACGTCACCATCCTGCGCCTCGCTGCTTATAAATCCACACCTAAGCACGCCCCGGTTCCCGATGGTCTGGGTTGCAGAGTATGCCATGTCACTCCACTTGGCATACACCGCACTTGTTACGGCACACATGTTTGGTATTCACCAGATCTTGTCAGAGCACAATTGAGAATTGACGAATTCGTTAATGCGGTTCTCCTTCATTTGAATAACCCATTGCCTGGCAGGATTAGACAGCCTCTTTTACCTCTGGTCCACCTTAGGATCGGCCCCACTGCTGCTCAGGTCCAACGTGCCGTCGAGTATCTTGCTGGTCTCGTCGCCCAAACACGACCCAGACAGCGGATGATTCTCCATCGTCGCGGCCGCCCTGGCCCTTTCATCGGTGTCATACCAGGACCTCGTGTACAGCCCATCTACGACGTTGCTCCTGCTTTCTTTTCAAATCATCAGCGCGATGCGTATCTGCGTCTTTTGCATTTCACTCGTGGAAATGGTCGCATTGGTCCTACTGGCTTACGTGAAGAGCTGCAATCTTTTATGTATGGCAAAGATCTCGCCCCTTCACAATTTCATCTTTGTCGCAAGCTTGCTCTTGCTATGAGACATTTGGGTGCACGTCAACCCGATTATGCACTTGTCGGCCCTGCTGGATGCGCAAAAAGCACTTTGTACATTCATCTTGCGCAGCGTGTGCCCACCTTGGTTGTTGTCCCCACGA